GGTCTATGCCGTGCTCCACGCTGCGCTCAATGACGCGGTGGACCTGCGCTACGTGCCGCGAAACGAAGTCCACGCCGTGAGGAAGCCTCGCGCCGAGCGTCCGGACCTGCACGTCCCGAACGAAGCCGAGACGCGCCAGCTCCTCGAAGCCGCTGCGTCAACGGACTTCGACCTCGTGTACTGGCTGGCGGCGCTGACCGGCTGCCGTCTCGGTGAAGTGCTGGGGCTGCGCTGGCGCAAAGTCGACCTCGCGGCCGGTCGCGCCGAGATCAGCGCGTCGGTGCGGCGCATCTCGAAGAAGAGCGCCGAACGCCTCGGGCTCGAGCCCGGCCTGCGCTTGCAGGACACGAAGACGCACCGGACACGGACGGCCTCGCTATCGGGGCCGGCTGTCGGCCTGCTCACGCTGCAGAAACAGCGCCAGCAGGAGAGCCGGAGCAAATGGGCTGCCGACAATGACCTCGTGTTCGCTGACGCGCTGGGCGGGCTCCTGGACGGGACGACGGTAGGCAAGGTCTGGAAGAAGGACGTAGCCGCGAAGGTGGGGCTTGCCGACGTCCGGGTGCATGATCTGCGCCATGCCTACGTGACGACGCTGATCCGGCGGGGCTTCTCGGCCAAGGTGGTACAGGCGAACGTGGGGCACCAATCGGCGGCGTTTACTCTCGACCGCTACGCGCACGCGCCGACGCCGGACCAGGAAGAGGCGGCGGCAGCAATGGGGGAGGCTTTGACGTGAACACAGTACCTGTCGAAAAGTGGGAAGTGGGCATGTGGATTACGGTTTGTTGCGAGGAAGACCTGACGCAAATCAAGGACGCGTCAGAGCTCGCCGTAGTCGTCCATGAGCAAAGCGAGACTCTGGAGCAAGTGAACCTTTCTTCGCGTTCCTGCGTGCGTGGCATTTCGTCTTTGGGCACCCGTTGGAGGAGCGCTATACAGGTGGATGCAAGCGCTGCCTCGGCCGTGTGGGATGGTCGCCGGGAGATTTCGGGCACCGAATGGGCACCAAACGCGGCTGAAAACCGGCGGAATCGCGGCGCGTAGATTCAAAAAGTGGTGGGCCCTCAGGGATTCGAACCCTGGACCGACGGATTAAAAGACTGACGCCACTCCTGTTCTAGGGTGGCGTCAGTGGCGTTTCAGACTCGGAAGCGGCGCAACGAAGAGCTTACAGGCCGCTCCCGTTGATTTACGTTGCGCTGTCTTTGGGCACCACGTGGGCACCAAGCCGGGCGAGCTCCTCGTGTCGATGGTCGGCGCGTTCGGCTCCGGCGCGGTTGGCGATGGCGTGCTCGATCCATGCCGTGAGCGTCATACCGGCCTCGGCCGCGGCGATCTTGGCCAGCTGGTGGGCCAATGGGTTGATTCGGATGGTGGCGACCTCTCGGCCTTGGTGCTTCTGGGTCATAGCGTCGTCTCCAATCATAGCAGCGTGGGCTGGAAGCCGGGGCCGGTGTAGACGACCTGGCGGCTGCTGAAATGGCGCTCAGCGGCCGCTATGCGCTCGGGGTGAGCCTCGGCGCGTATCTCGCCGGCTTTGCGGCTGGCGCACGCCGTATCCTGCTCGCGGCCGCACGTGGGGCACGGCACGCAGTAGGCGCAGGCCGTCTCGCTCATAGCTCAAACCCCATCTGCCGATCGTCGACCTTCTTCGCGGGCCTGCCGCGGTCGAACATGGGCGCCTGCTCTTCGTGGATGCCCGCGTGCTCGGCCTCTGTGGCGAACGTATCGACCGCCACGCCCTCTAACGTGGCGGTCGTGACGGTGGGGCGGCTCAACATGCCTGCGCCGAGAGTGCCGGGCGGCTTCGTAAATACGAGCTCGCCATCGGCGATCATCTGCTCGATGGTCTGCCAGACCTCATCCGACCCCATTTCCTCGCGCAGGCGGTCGAGTGCTGCTGCGTTGACGGGTACACGCTGATCGGGCGGGACGAGATCGCGCAGCGCAAGGTGGATAGAGACCTTATCGACCGTCGCGGTCGTGACGGTCGGGGCGCGTTCATGCGTCCAATCGCAGTCAAGGCACGTAACGCGGGCTTCACGGCCAATCGTGCGGTGCCCGGTCTGCCGAATGTGCTTCTCCGACGCGTTGACCATGCCCATGTAGTCGGGTGCTGCTGCTGCCCTGGGCGGCTCCTGGGCCGTCTCCTCGGCCTCTGGCGCCGGTAACGGCTCGCTGCAGTTGTATGGGTAGGCGCGCCAATGCGGCGGGGACCTGAGATCGAAGCCGTACCACTCGACCTGGGCGAAATCGAAGACAAGCGCGTCCTGCGGGTTGTTCGGCTTGGTGGCGATCAGGATGCCCTTCGAGGGGTTGACCTCCCGTACCTTGCGCTCGCTCGGCTTGGCGCCGGGCGGGCAGTACAGGAGCTTGTCTCCGGGTGCTGGCAGGTGCGGCGTCATGACTGCACGGCCTCGATTTCTTGGGCGACGTGTTGCGCGACGCGGAGCCCTTGGATCTTGCCATCGAGCAAATCACGCTGCGCCATCCAGTAGATCGCGCCGGGGTCTTGGTCGCCCGCCAAGCGGAGGTACATAGCCTTCGCGCGGTCTAACTCCGCCTCGGCTTGGGTGATGTTGGCGTTGAGCGCCCAGCTAACCGAAATCTTGACTGCCATCGTGCGTTACTCCTCTGGCTATTCGCCTCTCCCGTCGAGGCTATGCGACAAGTGTAGCATACCTTGTCAACCCTCCATTTACAGGATGCAAACGAGGGTAGCGGCCAGCATCACGGCCGGGATACGCTGGCGCTCATGGGCGACCTCCTGCCGCAACAGATCGCAGCAAACCTCCCCGAAGAGCAACTCGATTACCTCCTCTGGTGCTGCCTGCCCTCGACCGACCGCCAGCCTGTAACCGAGTCGGCCTATGCCGCCGAGAAGGGCATGGCGCGCTCTACGCTCTGGCGCTGGAAGGCTAATCCCGCCTTTGCAGACGCGGTACTCACGCTGAAATGGTCGCTGGTCAAGAGCTCCGACGTGGCGCGCATCTTCGACGCCCAGGTCCGTAAGGCGCTGAAGGGCGATATGGCCGCGGCTGATTGGGTCATGCGGCATCTGGGGCTCTCCGTCCCCGAGGCCGCCCAGGGCGACCAGGGCGCCGCCACCTTCGGAGCGTCAGCTCAGGCGAGCGTCTTGCAAGTCTACGTAGACGGCCGCCAGGTCGACGACGAGAACGCGCGTCGAGCTGCCGGACGTGCGTTCATGGGCCGTTTTCGCGTGCTGCCAGAAACAGCCGAGGCCGCCAATGGCTGAGCACGTGGTTCACGGCAAGGATTGTTACTGCCGCCTCTGCGCCGTGTGGTTTAACTCCGGCTACGCGGCGACCGGGCGCTGCCGTCACTGCCAGGAGCCGATCGACCGCCACCGGCTCGACGAGGCCGGCATTGTGATCGAGTGTCCGAAGACGAGGGCGCGCAAGTGACCACGCTTGCGCCCCCGGCCGGCGGATTCGTCCCTGCCGACTTCGGAGGGATGACCGAGTTCGACGCCCGCGTGATCGCGGCCCGTGACGGCGACCTCGAAGCCTACGCTTGGGCCGTCCACAACCGGCCTGTAGAGCCCTATCAGCTCTGGTGGGCCGACTTCTTGGACACCGAGAACCACGCGGCCCTCATCTGCCCACCGGACACGTTCAAGAGCACAACGGTGCAATGGACTGTGGAGCAAGACATCGGGCGCGATCCCGAGGGCTCTACTCTCTGGCTGATGAACGCTAAAGACCAGTCCGAGAAGCGCATCGACTCCATCGCGCAGACTATCGAACATAACGCCGTCTGGTGTGCGGCCTTCCCCAACGTCCGCCCTGACCCGTCGCGCGGCTGGAATAAGAGCGAACTGTATGTGACCCGTCGCGGCGTGCGACCTGACCCGACGCTGATGGGCACCGGCTTCCTCGGCGCCTACCAGGGCTTCCACTTCAAACGTGGTGTCATCGACGACCCCAGCGACCAGGACGACGTGCGCAGCCCGGCCATCATGAACGCCCAGCGCGACCGGCTGCGCGGCGTGCTCAAAGACCGCATCGAGTCCGGCGGGTTCATCAATGCGATCTTTACTCGCTGGGGCGAAACCGACCTGCTGCCTACCTTCCTCGATATGGGCTTCTCGGCGATCCAGATGCCCATCCTCGCTGACTATCCCTGGGGCCCGTCGTTGAGCCCTACCCGCTTCCCGCCTGAGCGCATCGAAGAGCTCCGCGTGATGTCCGGCGAATCGATGTTCAACCTCACCTACATGTGCGACACGTCGGCGCTCTCGGGCTCTCTGATCCAGCGCGGCCACCTGCGCTATTGGGACTCGGCGATGATCCCGGACGTGTCTATGCCGCTGTTCATGGCTGTCGACCCGGCCGCCAGCGAGAAGACGTCGGCCGACCGCCGCGCTATCGCCACCGTGGGCTACGACTACAAAACCCGGCGGCTGTTCCTGCTCGACCTCTGGCAAGGCCGGCCAGCCGTGCCAGACTTCCGCAAGGAGATCCGGCGCCGCTATCACGACACCGCCGGCGTCGTCGCGATCGGCGTCGAGACCATCGCCTTTCAGCTCTCGTTGATGCAGGACCTCAAACGCGAGGACAGCCTGCCGCTTACCGAGCTGCCCTATCGCTCGCGGCGCACGGTGCAGAGCAAGGCGCTGGGCGTCGACCGCGACAAGACCAGCCGGGCGCTCTACCTGGACTCGCTGTTCACGTCGGGGCGGCTCTACCTGCCGCACGGCCTGCCGACCTGGGACGGCGTAAGCCTCGAGACCGAGCTGCTCAACTACGGGCGCGTCGACAACCGGCACCACGACGACGGGCCGGACGTGATCGCGTTCGCCTGCGCCCTCGCCGAGGCCACGGTGGCCCGCGGCGGCTCAGTCAACATGCAGGGGTTTTAGCCATGACTAATCGAGGCGTGCTGCTCGAAACATACAGCGGGGCTCGCAACCGCCAGTTCCGGCCGGACTGCCAGCGCTGCGGCGGCCAGCTCGCCTATGACGGCGAGGCGTGGGCCTGCCTCAACTGCGCCCACCTGCCCGGCAACGCCCAGCGCGACAACCGCGACCCCTACCGGCAGTTCATCGACGCGAATCACACGCTGATCGCGTGGCTGGAGCAACGCATCGCCGTGCTCTCGCCCCTGGCAAAGGGCGGGCGCGTCAAAGACCCTGACCGCAAGGACCTGCAGCGCCGAGCCTCGGCCGCGCTGAAGCGGCGCCGGTCGCAGCTCCGGCGCGCGAAGGCGGCGCTCTATCAGCTGACCCGCAAGGCGACGAACCCCGCCGGGCTTCCTGGCGGGCCACGTTGCAGCTATTGCGGCTTTCACCCACGACGCAAAGAGCATCGAGCGTGCATTGCGCGCCGAGCGCAGGAGGCCACCCAATGATCCCAGACGCGAGTTACGTCTACTCCTGCCTCATGCAGCTACAGCAGGAGCTCCACGGCCTGCATACCAAGATGGCCGAGCTCGAAGCGCTGCGCTACGGCGAGGACAAGATCGCCCTCGCCCCCGGCCAGCGGCCCTCCGGCATCGAGTTCCGGGCGCTGATGGCCGCCGATATGATCGAGTCGGTCAAGGCCGCGATCCTGGCGAAGCCGCCACGCGCCCACTTCGAGCCCATCCGTCACGGCGACAAGGCAAAGACCGTCGCCAACGCCCGCGAGCAATGGTGGAACGAGCATCTCGACGCGATGGCGCCCATCCTCTACGAGTTCGTCGATGGCGTTGTCGGCCTCGGCTTCGCGGCGCTGAAGGGCGCCTACACGGCGTGGCCGGTGAAGGACCGCGAGCGCGACCTGACAAGCGAACCTAACACCAAGGACGGCGACCGGCGCTATAACGCCCGCCTGCGCGGCCTGAAACAGCGCTGGGGCCTGCCCTACTCCCGCATCGCCCCCCATCCCATGACGCTCTACTGGCGGCGAGGCGTGGGCCAGAGCTTCGACGAGATCATCGAGCACGCCTGGAAGTCGAAGGCGAGCATCTACACGTTCTACGACATCGACGGCGACGCCGACGTAGCCAAGAAGGCGCGCGGCAAGGCCATGCCTGACGACCTGATGCAGGCCAAGACCGGCAACGACCGCGCCCAGCAGCTCCTCGCGGAGAAGCTCTCCGGGATGCAGGGCCAGCCCGAGGCCGTGGTGCGCAACCTCCCGGCCGGCATGGACACGACCACGATGTGCCTCGTCACCGAATACTGGAATCCGCAGTGCTATCAGGTCTACGTCGACCGCCGCCTGATCTACGAGGAGGAAGAGCCGCGGGTCAAATACTTCCCGGCGCTGGGCCGTAGCTCGATCAGCCCGGACCCGGACAAGGTCGGCCTGTCCGTCGCGGAGCCGCTGCGCATCAACGAGCCGCTGATTAACCGCGAGCTGACGCGCATCGGCGAGGCCGTCGAGCTCTTGGTTCGCCAGCGCCGCACGATCACCGTGCCTGAGAACAACCCGCAGGAGATGGTGCTGGGCTCCGACAACCGGCCGCAACCACGCACGTTCAAATTCGAGGAAGGCAACGTCGAGCAGCTCCCGTCCGGCGCGAACGTGGTCAACGTCTTCGAGGGCGTCGACAAGGCTTTCGCGTCGATGCCATTTCTTCAGCTTCAATTGCAGCTCATCACGCAGCACGGCGTGGCGCCGATCTTCAAGGGCACACCACCCGGCGCCGCGGGCTCCGGCTACCGCGACAACAGCCTCTACCTCATGGC